GGATGGTGGTTATCTTCATGCTCTGCCAAACTTGCGTTGTGGAACATATCAAAGATTAACTACATCTTGTATGCTTGAATAATAACCACGCTACATCTTGTGTTTTTATAAATTAGTACTACTATAGGCTGTGACGAATATGTAGTCATTAAATACATAGGCATTTATCGAATGACGAATATGTAGTCATTAAATACATAGCATTTATCAAAAACCAAATATGCAGGTCAACGCATAGGAGAAAACATGGAAGACGATCAAATACAGATAGAACAGAGAGTTGTAGGCCAACCGCTTGCAACAACTAACGAACAACCTGAGATGAAGCTAGAAGCGCTCGATCCGTATTCGGACGAAGAAATGCAAGAAGTTGCTCAAGGTGCTGAAAATTTAGATGTTGATGTTGCACAAGTCGAGGAAACTACAGCTGAGCCAGAAATGACCGCTGAAGAGACCGAGACAGAAGAATTGCCGCGGAGCGTTCAAAAGCGTTTAAATAAAATGACGCGTGAAAAACGTGACGCCGAGGAACGGGCAATGCGGGCAGAGATGCTAGCAAGTCAGTTTACGCAAGGTTATTCGCAACAACAACCTGTTCAAAGTGACCCTTATGCACCAGCAGAACCACTGGAAAATGACCCGAGATATGCGGGGAATGATAAAGCCTATTTTAAAGACTACATTAGCTATCAAAAAAGATTGATTCAGTACGAGGCTCAAAAAAGTAGTGCGCAACGTTATCAAAACGAAGTTGAACAAAAATATCAGCAACGAATTGATGAAGCGCGCGACAAGTATGATGACTTTGACGAAGCAATCAATGGTTTAGGCCGTTATCCGGCTATAAACCAACACACTAATTTAATGATGGCGATTAACGCTATCAAAGAATTAGAAAATGGAACTGATGTAGGCTATTACTTGGCTAAAAATGCCAGTGATTTTATCGCTGTATTAAATAAAAGCCCTTTGAACATGGCTATAGAGTTAGGAAAAATTAGCGTACGTGTTGATGCTAGCCAAACTAAAACTATAGCGACTAAATCGCCGCCGCCTCCAAAAAAAATTGGAGGAGCTGCGCCGCCAATAATAAAGAACAGAAATTTTGCAGATCTAAGTTTGGACGAAATGGAGGCTAAGTTTCGCTCACTTTCCTAAGGAATGAGACAACATGGCCAATACAATAACAGTCGTCAATCTAGTTTCTAAAACTGTATTGACAACCCTTCGTAATAACTGCATTTACCCCAAGCTTGCCTATAAACCTTTTGACAGCGATTTCAACCAAGAAATCAACGGCTACAACGTAGGGAACACCGTTAGATATCGTCGTCCTACTTACGTCAACTATCGTACAGGTACTGTCGCACAGCCACAGGCGCTGACCGAAGTTGAAGAAAGCATAGTTCTTGACCATCCCATCGGTAGTGACTGGAACCCTAATTTACTCCAGTTAACCACAGATATGGATTCTCAAGCTCAAATCGCTAAGCGTTTCTGTGAGCCTGCTACTTTGAAGATGGCTAACGCTATCGACCAAAGTTTGTCCAATGCTTTATTGACCTCTTGCTATCAAGTGGTTGGTACCGCAGGTGGAACTTTAAATAGCTGGGAAAAATTTGACTTAGGTAAAACCAAGTTAATTCAGTTAGGCGTACCTGAACCTTTCAATGCAACGCTTAATCCCAAGGACCGACATTACCTCCAATCCTCCATGGTTAACTTCTTCAATCGCAACATGAATGAAACCATAGGCGTGAAAGGTATGCTGGGTGAAACTTCTGGCGTTATGTGCTATGAAGACCAAAATATTGTTAGTCATACTAACGGTACTTTTGCGACTTCCGGCACAATTGAAATTGCAACAACCGCTGTTAGCAACGCGACTACTCTTGCATTGAAAGGCTTTACAGTTTCTCAAACAGGCGTATTAAAAGCGGGCGATATCATTTATGTTCAAGGTTGTTACCAATTGAACTTAATGAGTCAGCAACCTATCGGTGCTGCAACTGAAGACTTGATGAAGTTCATCGTGCAAGAAGATGTGAACTCTGATGTCTCTGGTTTAGCAACTGTATCAATCCAGCCTGCCATTATTTTCTCGGCAAACAACCCTTACAACAACGTATCTGAGTTGCCGACCGTCAATGCTGACGTGACGCTATACGGTGGAGCAAGCGCTACCTACACCAACAACTTCATTTTCTATCGTGATGCGTTGATGTTCGTCATGAAACCTTACTTCAAGCCTTTTGTTCCTGCAGGCGCTTATAGCTCTGTCCGTGATTCTAAGACAGGTCTTGTGTTCAGTGCGGTGCAATGGTTTGACGGTAATCAGTTCAACAACTTGATTCGTCTTGACGGTCTCTATGGCTTCAAGGTCGATCCAAGATATGTGGTTCGGGTTATTGGTTAGTAACAATATTCCCAACTTCCCGCGGAAAATTCTCTGGAAGTTGGGAAATTAAAAAGGTTGAAAAATGAGATATACACTAAAGAAAGGCGATGAAACCTTTGAAACGGATATGTGGGTGATGGCTGACCGCAAGTACGCGGCAGGCTGGAAGTTTTGTGCCCCCGAAAAAGCATTGGTAGAAGCCGCAGCAGAATTAAAGAAAGAATTCGACAGCAAAGTTGACGCTCTCTATGAAAAACCTATAGCAGGTGCTAAGGATAAGTCTAACAAAGGTAAATAGTCATGGCTGATTCAGTTCAAGGCGTTATCACAAGTGCATTGCGTCGCATAGGCTCTCTCCCCGAGCAGCAAGACGTGCCAAGCTATATGATTCAGCGCGGCTTAGAGGTGATGAATGACATTTTGGACGAGTGGGGCGCTCAACGTATTTATATACCGTATCAAAGCGTATTAGAGCTTGAACTACAAACGGGTCAAGAGTCTTATACAATCGGAAATGATTCGTCTTTTGATTTAGATACTGATGAAATCATGATGGTGTTGCAGATGAATATTTTCGACCCTGCATCCCCGAATGTGGCTTACCCAACATTACCGCCACTGACAGAAACCGTTTACGCAAACATTCCTTATCGCGCGGCAACAGGTATTCCCGTGCAATATTTATTGCGTAACTGGACTCCCGAGGTAGGGTATTCGCAATTATTATTTCAGCCTCTGCCATACAAACCATTAACAGCAAAAATTGTGTGTAAGCAGCGCTTAGCCCGTGTTGCATTGACTGATAATTTAGTTCAAATCCCACGTGAATGGATCATGGGTCTTAAATATAAACTGGCTATTAATCTTGCTCAAATTTACGGTAAGCAACTAAATTCTACGTTTGTTCAGCTTTGCATGGACTCTATCTCTACATTAGAAGCAAATGCCGTTGATATAGATTACATGACGCGTCGTGATGAGCAGTTAAATCGGAAAAATATTGTTTACTTTAATTGGTGGTTGTGATGCCAAGATTTGATTTCCAGGTCGTTGGTGATTACAGCATTTTGCGTTCGTCGGAGTACGATTCGCAAGACACCGTAAACATGTATATTGTGAACGATCCTTCTGCTAAAAAGCCGCAGTCTTTGCAGCCCATGCCAGGCCGTGAATTACTATCAAATCTACATCTTGCGGCTCCTATTCGTGACAACGGGCTTTATCGTGTCCGCAACATGGGATTTGTTGTGAGTGAGCGCAACGTGTATTTGTTGTCGGGAGGCACCGATTTGGTGCATATAGGCAACATTACGAGTTTGAGCAACCCTATATCCTGGGCAAACAGCCCCCTGGAAGTGGCGATAGTCGATGGCGTTAATCTGTATTCCTACAATATTTCCACAGGTAATTTTGCTCCGATTACGGCTATACAACAGCCTGGGTTCCCCGTGCAGCCGCAAATGATTTACTACCAAGATTCTCGCTTCATATTGAGCTTTAAAGATTCAGCACAATATTTTTATTCAAGTTTTGCAACAACAACACAGGGCTCGCTGGAGCAGTGGGATGCAAACAACTATTTTATACAGCAATCACGACCCGATTTATCGATTGGTATATCTGGCGCTAATGAGCGCTTATTTTTATTTGGCCAAGAATCAATAGAAATCTGGGCACCCTATACAACCCCAAATTTATTACCTTTTTATCGCGACAATAATTTTATATATGAGTTTGGTTCTCCGGTTCGCACCAGCATTGTTAAAGGTGTCGATGATTCAAAATTTGGGCAGCCGGTATCAAGTTTTGTATTTTGGTTAACCACAAATAATGTAGGCTCTGGATGTTTTGTAATTACTAATTCAGGCACCCCGATTAAAGTAAGCACTGAAGCAATTGATTTGCGGTTATCGCAACTTACAAATCTCAATGATTGCGTGTCAACGGTGTATAAAGTGGGCGCACATATTTTAATAGAAAATACTTTTCGCACAGATGGTTTGACGTTGGTGCTTGATGTGAATACTGGTAAATGGTTTAGAAAAGAACGTCTTGACGGCTCTCAGTCTTTAATTAATTCTCACATGTATTTAAATAATATTCATTATGTCGGCAGTCAAACAGAAAGCGGCATTTTCCAATTGTCTGATAGTATATTAATGGACGCAGACGAAAATATGCGGCGCTCTCGTTCGACGTTTACATTTACTGATCCTGCGTATAAACGAATTTGTGGCAACATGTTTGAAGTCGATTTCGAATCAGGGAATGTTGAGCAAGGACAAGATCCTTTAGCATATTTAAGCGTTTCATATGACGGTGGCAAGACCTACGGTAACCCAATGCCCGCTAACATGGGAGCAATTGGTCAATATCGCTGGAAAGCGCAATGGTATGGCTTTGGCAACGCTTACAATTTCACGTTTAAAATTGAAGTTTGGGAAGCTGTGCGGGTCTTTATTTTAGGCGGCGCATTTGATTATGAGACGTTACTTGAATGACAAAGCTAATTAATCAAGTTGGTAACCCTCCCATACAGACGCCCATTAATGCATCGCAATTATCCGGCGCGCTTGCAAATGCGGATATGTCAGGTGCAATCCATTCGAATTGGCAAAAATATTTGCAGCAATTAACCAACGCCGCAAATGTTAATAATTACTACGGCAATCCCAGCGTATTATTAAACAGCGATTTTTATTGGAACACGGGCGTTTCGTCTCCTGTCACACAAGCGGATGGGGATGGCGCATTTATCAGTGAAAAATGGCAAGTGCACGGTGCGGCAGCAGCAACTTACACCATTGCTCAAGAAGCATATGCGGGAAATTCAAGCGATCAGATTGGCTCAACAACGTATTTAAATGTTGAAGTGCCCGCTTATACAAGCGGTGATTTTTATCTTTATCAAAGACAAGCCGGCTCACAATTTTTACGACGCTATCAAAGTCGTCGATTAAATTTATCGATGTTAGGTTTTAATAATCAAAACAAATCAGTAAATTTAAATTTAGAAGTGTTTTTTTTCTTTGATCCAGCAAGCATTACTTACACCGGACAAACAATTTTATTGAATGAAAATGAATTTGAATTATCGGACATTATTAACACTGGCTTTATCGGCAATACCGCGGTCGGCGCAGGAGCATATGTAGAATTTAGATTGCGCTTTGGCGATTTAGGTAATGGCACCGCTAACTTTGATATTAATTATATTAAAGCCGAAATGGCAGATGAACCGACGATACTGTATGTTGACCATGCCTTAGAAAGAACGCGAATTAACAATTCATGATTGAAATTATTAACGGTACTGACTATTCATTTTATCCGTCCACAAATCAGGGGGTTATCCGACGCTTAGTCAATCATCCTGATATAAAACCATATTTGTTTTTGAATCCCCCCGATGATTTTCACACTTATGATTTAAAAAAAATAAGCGATCCAAATTTAACAATTTATATTGTCAGAGTTGAAAATGATTTAGCAGGATTAGGTATTTTTATTAAGAGAGGAGAGCATGCGACAGTTGATAATGCTTTCTTCCCAAAATATCGCGGCAGACATGCAAAAACGCTAGCAAATTTAGTGATTTTAGACTACATTAATCGCACAAGTGTTCGTGCACTTAAAGGTAAAATTCGAAAGTCAAATCAACGGTCATTAGTATTCGCGGCTTGGAATAATTTTAAAGTTATTTCTAGCGATGACACATATTATTATGTCGAGCGAGAATGCAATGGGCGATGCAGCCGAGAATTTTCTTAGTGGTGGCCAATCAGGCGCTTACTCAAACGAAGCACAAGCCTTTCAAAATATCATTCCTATGCTGCAGCAATACACGCAACAAGGCCAAAGTTTTCTTCAGCCATATAATCAAGCTGGTCAGCAAGGGGTTGCGGGTGAACAATCTGCTTTAAATAACATCTCAAATATGACTAATGGAGATTGGGTGAAAAACTATACCCAATCTCCTTACGCAAAATTATTAACGTCAAACACTCTCAATTCGATGAATAACGCTGCTGCTGCCACCGGCGCGTTAGGTAGTGGCGCTAATCAAACTCAAAACGGTCAAGTTGCCAATCAAATTGCTAGTTCTGATATGCAAAATTATTACGGCGATGAAATGGGGCTTAACCAACAGCTCTTAAGTGGCTATGGAAACATGGCCAATATGGGCGCTAATGCAGCCGGACAACAAGGCGGCATGTCAACGCAGCTGGGCGCTAACATTGCGGCCATGATGCAAAACGCTGCTAAAGCAAATGCGCAGGGGTCAATGGCCGGGCAGTCAGCAAAAGACAGTGGAATTATGTCGTTCTTAGGCAAAGCAAGCGGTCTTTAATAAGGAAGTTATAGCATGTCAGTTCCTATAATTGATCCAACATTGAATCCAGCAATGAATAACAACACGTTGAATAATTCTCTTGCAACCTTGCAGGGATTAAATGCAGCGCGCAAAGGTTTTTTAGATAATCAAGCATTGCAGCAAACTGTTCCTTTAGCTGGGCAGATAGCCCAGGCAGGTTTAGATCAGACAAAAGCACAAACGGGATTAATCGGCGCTCAAACTAAGGCAGTTCCTTACACCTCAGTCGGAACGTTGTTAAGCGGAATAGGGCGCGCTATTCCTGCTTTATCTCCTTTTTCTTATTTGAGGAATGCTCCAGACCAAGTTAAAGACGTCGCGTCCGCCAATCAAATTACAGGTAAGCAACATATCGGCAATGTTCCTATTCCTAATTACTCAGCATTATTAGGTGGTATTGGTGGGTTAATTGGGCATGTATTAGGCGGTCAAGGCATGAGCGCACCGCCCACGCAAGCATTAGGCGGTTCTACGCAACCATTAGGCGGTCAAGGCATGGGCGCACCGCCCACGCAACCATCAGGCGCAATGGTAACCCTACCCCAACCGTTGCCATTGTCTGCACAGCAAATACAGCGTACCAGACAGTTATTTGGAAGTCCTCAAACTTCGCAGCCAGGTGTCGATGAACAAGCAAGAAAACTCGCCGCAGACTTAGATCAAGCTGCGAAGAATAAAGTCGCTTCTCCTGCGCTGATCCAAAAATATAATTACGCGACAAATCTTGCGCAAACAATTAGCACCACAGAAAGGAATTTTGGTATTCCTGCAATTACATTTGCGCCGTATATGGGAGTAGCGGGACAAGCTAAACTTGGTAAAGATTTGTTGACTCTTTCAACTAAAAATAAGAATCCTTTGGCAGAGAAATATGTCGCATTTGAAAGGTCAGTCCACCTTTTATCTGGGCAATTAACACAATTTTATAGCGGGAGCATTGCCCATCCGGCGCAAGAGCAATTGGACACATTGCAAAATCCTGTAACATGGAAAAATAGCCCTGGCGCTGCGTTTCAAGCGTATAACAATTTAAAAGAAATCATTTCTACAGAAGGTCGGACAGCGGCTGAAACAGTAGGAAAACAAGAAGATTTTGCCAAGATTGCGCCACACTTTAATGTTCAACAAATCCATTC